ACATTTTGTCTAAATGTAAACGTATTTGAACTTAGTGAAATAGGCTCAATAGCTTCTGCAAAACAACTACGTGCGTATAAATTAGCTGCTCCTGCACTTGTAATAGCTACAAACGTTCCTGCTTGATAATTTGCATAAGAAGTAGATAGTTTAAACGTATTAGCGTCTACTGTAGTTATATAATACCACCTTTCTGAAAGGCCACCAGGACTTGTATTACCTGAAGCGTTATAGTGCATAACACAATCGCCATCAGAAAATCCATGACCGCTATCAGTAAACGTTATTTCATAAGTATTTTGTACAGTAATAGTAGCATCTGGATCTGTACCACCTACAAAAAACTTAGCCTTTTTAGGAGTCCACTTATAAGGTTGCCAGTGAATTCTTGACCAACCGGAAGTATCTTGATCATCTGTTTCTTCTGGTGAGTTATGAGTTTCTACTTTCCAACCAGTATTACTAGGATCAACTGCAGCAGCGTCAAAGGTTATTTGTTTACTACCAACGCTATTGCTTAAGAAAAAGCTAGTCCCTGTTGAAAACCCTGTAGGAGTTTCAGTACTTACAGTTAATGTAGAAGCAGGTGATGCGCTATCTGTAGTAATACTGTTTATATCGCTTAGTTGAAACTCTGTTCCTTGATAAACACTACCAACAAATACTTGAGTATAAGTATCTAAAATGCTTCCTGTTGATGTTTGTGAAGACTTACTTTTATACTGGAAATTAGTAGTGTCAACTACTTTAGTTATAACAAAAGCACCATTAGCACTAATACTATCAGTACCTTGAACAATAATCGGATTACCTACTGCCAAGCCGTGAGCTTGATCTGTTTCAACACTAATAATTTCGCTTCCGCTAGTGCGAGTAATACTAACAAGATCTAACGATTCATCACCGTTTCTACTATAAAACGTAGGAATGTTTTTAACAAGCTCAAGTGTTTCCCACTTTGTAGACTGAAGACCGTATTCAAAGTCAGTATCAATCAAGTTTTGAGGATTTGTTACCCGAAACTTAGATACTGCATCAATGTACGGTTCTGCTGGCATAAACTCTTGACCTTCTTGTTCAATAAAGATCTGTAGTTCATCGCTATTTGACATAGACGTGGTGTCGTAGTCTACTACAACTGTCGTTGTTTCTGCCTCGGTATCAATTGAATAGCTAGAAAATCCGAAGTCTGGATTACTAAACACATAAAGAATAATATTATCCGTTACGTTTGTAATCATCAAAAATCGGTCTAAGCCATAGATACCTTCAATAGTAATCGTTTGAGTGGCTGCGTCAAACGTATAATATTGTAAAAGTTTTTTAGCCATAATTAACCTCCAAGTGCAATAGCATAAGCAACCATATTAGGCGCACTTACTTTTAATGTTTCTGCTCCACCTGGATCAACAATATCAAGTTTAATCTCAGTTCCTTCTACGAGCTTTACAGAAAGTTCTCCGGTGGAAGTATCTGCAGTACTAACTTTAACTGCACCACCACCCGCGGCAGCGGCAGCAGACACTGCTTCCAACCTGGCCTGTTCTGCGTAATATTTAGCTGAGTATTCGCTAGCATCTACAAGCGTATCCCTATCAAACGTGCTTCCTCCACCAATGGCCCACTGTTTAGCAGATCCATTTGCTTGAGAAGACTGACTTCCTACAGCCCACTCTTTAGACGAGTAGTCAACGCTATCTACGTCTGCTGTAGTTTTAATAGCCCAGTCTTTTGCGCTACCTCCGGTGCTTGATTGGGTTCCTTGAGCATATTCCTTAGCAGAATACTCAGTACCATCTACTTGACCAGTGGTTTCAATAGCCCAATCTTTTGCGGGGCCAGCCCCAGCTGTGTCTGTAACACCAGTACCACCAATAGACCATGCTTTAGCTGAGTAATATGTGCTATCTACAATACCATCTACTTTACTTGCCCATTCGCTAGCTAAAGTTTCACTATTTAAGGCGTTAGTTTCAGATGTAGACGCATTAGTAGCGTGGTGTAAGGCAGAATAGCCAGTTGTTACGCCATCACTAAGCGTATATTGCACGTTATATGCATTAATAGCTAGCTTTTCTGCGTCATCAGCATCATCAGAAGCTTCAGCTGCTTTAGTATTAGCCGTAGCTGCATCTGCTGCTATAGTTCCTGCATAGTATTTTGAAGAATACTCGCCGTTTGCCACTGGTCCAGACGTCTTAATTGCCCAATCTTCAGCTAAGTTTTCAGAAGCTAACGCATTTAACTCAGACGTGCTAGCTGCAGTAGCGCTATTAGATGCGTTTGTTGCTGCGTTACTGGCTGTAGTCGCGGAATTTGCTGCATTTGTCTCTGAAACACCTGCGGCAGTTGCCGCGTTACTAGCTGTTGTTGTATCTGCCGCTATTTGAGCTGCCGTAGCTGCTGCTGAATTAGCCGCGGTTTGCGCGTCTGTAACGCTTTGAGCCACTGTTGCTGAAATACCTACAAATGAGGTTTGAGTTCCGCCAAAAAGGCCTCCACCTTCTGCGTCATCTGTTGCTCCTATCGGATTTACGTCAGGAGTTGCGGGTGTTGTACTCATAATAAGCCTCCTCCTGAGTAATTAGTTTGAATATTTCCGCCTTTAGCGTTTCTTCTTTTATCTTCGTCGTTTAATGACGCTATCTCTGCTTGAAACAGTTGAGCGTACTTAACGCTTTGATCGTCGTCTTGCAAATAAAAGAATACTTCTGCTAAAGCACCTTGCAATAAAATTCTTTCGTTGTCGTCTCTTAACCAGTTTGGTACTAATTGTCCTGTAAAGTACTCAGTTGTCACAGTACCTCCTGCAGCTGTAGCCGCCGCTAATGTAGTATGTGCAGTTGATGTAGATCCTACAGTAGAGATATAAAGTATTTGAGCACTTGGCGTAGTAGAAAGCACACTGTTTAAAAGACCTGCAGAATAGTTAGCAGGTGTAACTGTGTACGCTGCGTCTAAAGCAGGAAGTCTTTTATAGTAATAAATCTCAATCTTATCTGCGTTTCCTAAACTGCCAAACCCAAATCCTGGAGCAAGCAAAATATTACCTGCTTGACGTGAGTAATAGCCATCACTGGTATAATGAATACCGGAAAGCAGGTCATTAAAAGATCTAATGTCGACCTTTTCATTAAAGACTCTAGTAGTTAAGCCGTTTGAATCAATTTCTCGAATTTGTATAAACTCTATAAAATCAGCGGGCAAAGCGACTGTTGTTACACTAGGTAGTCCGTTAGCAGCCTCTGAAGTAGCAGCCGTTAAGGCTGTGCTGCCGTAAGTAATTATGTCTTCTAGCGGTGGTATTCTTAAAAATCGATACGCTTTATCCGCCGCGTATTTAAGACAATCTTCTATAATACCATCGCCAAGAACTTGGTTGTCTCTATTCGACCAATCTCGAACGAGATCTATAAGTTCACCGTAAGTTCTTGCCATTATAGCCTCCTAATTAGGTGTTGACAAGTAAATCAGCATACTCAGACATTAAAATTTTCTTAAGCTTTTTAAGATTATTAGGATCTTGCATAAAAGCAGGATCGTGCAAATCAAGCTTGTGATCTTCAAATATCTTAATAGCTACAATATCTGGAATTGTTGCTAGCTTTCTATAACCTGCACTTTTATTACGGCCATAGTAAGCTTCCTTTTCTCTTTCTAGCCGAGCATGTTCTATATACTGTTGAACATTTTGCTTAGCTTCCCATTGAGAGGTTTCTAAATCAAAACCAGCGTGAATCGTATTGTCTTTGTCTACTGTTTTACTATAAAACTTAAATTCGTTATCTTTAGCCATGTCCTCTATCTCCTAACTAGGCAGCCGGTTCTGTATATGCTACAAAACGACCTGACTTTCCGATATAACCTAGCTGAGCGCCAGCTGGTGCGGCTGCTGGAGCAGCGGTTACTGCTACACTAGGCGTTCCCACTGATAGGTGGGTTAAAATATAGCTTGGCGAATTAGCAATCTTTGCTGTACGCCATACACATGTATCTGCGGGGTAAGTATTCCCGTTAGCTGTTTGAATAACTAGCATTTACTGTACTCCTTTTTATTTAACGGCAGTTATAGATTTTACCGCCTGATTTCTTATATACTGGATCTTCTTTGAGAGTTGATGGACCAGTACGTTCTGTATTCATTGGATGATTTGGATTTGCGTGACGTGGCTTTTTCTTAGGCATCGCCATTTTAACGCATTTTCCTGCCGCATTACACTTATCCGGATACGGGCAAGTTGGACAATTTTTCATTTAACTCTCCTACAGTAAAAATAGGGAGACCCTAGTTAGAGCCTCCCTAAAATTAAGTTCTACTCGAGGCCGTAGATGGCGCCACAACCATATGGGTTGCGAACTTCAAGAGTAAATTCTTCAACCATCATGCCGACAGTTGAGTCGCCTTTCTGGCCTACGTCTACTTCTGCAAGTGGACGCAGAGTAGCAATGTTAAACCACATTGGGTCATAGATCAACGCAGCAAAGTCAGCAACGTTAGTTACACCTGCACCTGAGTGAGCAACGTTGTCGTCACCGTCAAATGCAATGTTATTTGTAAGACCCATGATATAGTTAGGCATAACCATAATATCGCCAAAGTCTGACATGTACACGTCTACTGACTGACGCAGTTTGCCTGCCTCGTCAAGATTACGACGTACACCTGTATCGCCAACCATTAGGTCAGAGAAGTCACGACGCAGCTTTGGTGAAACCATAACGCGAGTAGCTTTACCACCTTCCTGGTAAATCTTTTGCATAACACTGTCAATATTAGCCAATGCTAGTGGATCACGATCAGGAGCAGTAGTTGAGCCGTTAATGCTTGAGCGAGCAATAGCTGTACCTGCAGCGTCTGCGCCAGCACCTGTGCCTGCAGCTGAAGGAGCTTGGAATTCACCTACGTAATCTACAGTAGCAGCAGCGTTAATAAACGACTGAAAGCCACCTGCAGAACGTGCAGTATTACCTTGAGAGCCTACTGCAGCGGACACGTTATAGCCATGAACCATATCATGCTCAACATCGCGACGCAGCTCTGTGCCACGCTTTTTCAGTTGATAAGCATACTCATCAGCAATACCAGCCTGATCTACTGCACGGCGTGTGCCTGATACAGCGATAGTCTTACCATTGATCTGAGTGTAGTTACCCAAACGAGAGCGTGTTGGGCCGCTTTCAGCAAACTTGTCGCCAACGGCAGGAGTGCCTGTTGCGCCACCAGATGCTGGCTCCAGAAAGTCTTGGCCTTCAGGAATCCGTGAAGAACCTGGGGCTTCAAGAGTATCTGTTTGCCACTCATGGTAAATAGCAGTTGCTTTGGTTTTACCAATAGATGAAATAAAAGGGGTCTCATCACGAGTAATCATCGTGATAAAGTTAGCAAGATCCTCACGTTGTGAGACATCTTTGTTAGACGCGCGAGCTGGTCCGGCTGGTCCACCTACACCGCGTACACCGAGAGTTGTAGC